ACTACCAAGGTTACATGGAACTCACGTCGGTACACCGACTCGCGGGCATGAAAAAAATAATCCCTACCGCCCATTTCGAGATACGCCGTGGCACACGGGACCAAGCCAAAGCGTATTGTCAAAAAGAAGATTCGCGCGTTGACGGACCGTGGGAGTTTGGCGACTGGCCTGCCGGTGGGCAGGGTCAACGTTCCGACCTGGCAGAATTGTACAAGGCCGCGCGCACCAAGAAGACACTCCTCGAGGTTGCTGAGGAGGCTCCGTCTGCTTATATCCGGTATTACAAGGCTGTACAACATGTACGCCAGCTTGATGCTCTTTCAAAGCCGACTCGGACGACTGATCTCGAGGTTATCCTACACTACGGGCCCCCCGGTTGTGGTAAAACCCGCAGGTGTTATGAGGAGGCACCTGACCTCTTTGCATCCCCTGTGGGCAAGCAACTGTGGCTCGGCGATTATGCTGGTGAGCCTACTGTTTTGCTTGATGATTTCTCCGGCAACTTTAGATTGGTGGATACTCTGCGCATGCTTGATCGCTATCCTATTCAAATGCCGATCAAGGGAGGTCATGTATGGTGGTGCCCCAATAGAATTTACCTTACAACCAATGAGCATCCTCGCAACTGGTATGATTATTCTAAGCGGCAAGACTCGTATCGCGCTTTGTCCCGCCGGTTCACAAAAGTAATTCAGTTCCACGAAGACGGCGAATTCCAGGAATTCGAGGGCGAGTCACTTGCTCAATTTTTTTGATTTAAATAAATCCTTTTTTGTACATAAGTATTCGGAATTTCGGCTATTACATAGACAAGGTACCTCCCGACTGTTCAAATGAAGCGCGCCAACTCAAGCTCCAACAGACAACGTCCCACTAAGAAGGCAAGACTGCAACGCCAGGATGCCACAGTATCTATTGTGCGCAAGGAATTGCGCAAGAAGACCGACTGGTTGTACACCGACCAGTCAACATATCAACTCCCGGTATATAATACTGGCTCCCCGATGCCTACCCTTTTCGCTAATCTCGTACGGGGCACTGCGGGCCTCAACAACTTTGCAGGCAACGACATGCGCCCTCAAGCAATAACCCTGAAATATTATGCAGAGACCGCGCAGAGCTATAATGCCCTGCGTGTGCTGCTATTTCAGTGGTTTGATCAGACAACTCCCGGCCTCACAGGCATCTTGCAAAACGGCAATACCGGCATCGCGCTCTGCTCCCCTATCAATGTCACCAACCGCAAGTACATCAAGGTTCTGTATGACCGGACACACATGCTTGCCCCTGGTGCAGCCGGGGCTAGTGGTATTATGGAACCGGTCACTGTCTATATACCGGGCAAACGCCTGCGACCTGTACATTTCAACTGGAGTAGCAACACTGTCCAGACAGGGAATATATTCCTACTCTTGGTCTCTGATGACGCAGCCACAGGAACTGTTAATGTAACCTTCCACACTAGAGTCACCTATGCTGATTCCTGAATAAAGCTAAAGTTCCCAACCCCAAGTTGTCTAGTATCAACCCTGGGTCATGGGTCCCGACCCCGGGTTCTGGACCCCAGGTTGGCCCTTCCTAACCAGGGGTTCTGACCTGGGGTTTGGTGCACCAAACCAGGGGTTGTCAAAACCTAGGGTTTAGACGCTCAAACCCCGGGTATCCGACTTAGCCTGCGCCGCCTTTGCGGAGCAAAACACGCGGAGAGGGAAGGGAACCTAGTTACCCAGTCGGATCCTAACTGGCTTGCCATGCCCCGCCATATATGATATCTGCTTAACATGCCCCGCATCAAGTACACATGGATACTATTTCGTACCGCCTTCATGGCCCAACTTGTACTGCTGTGGTTACATAGTATATAGGTCCCCGGTTCGAGTCTGGCCATGGGAGCGGTACTTTTTTATGGTAAAGTCGGTAGTCTCTTTTTTTGTGTACTACGCCGAAGAAATTTCGCGGTAACCTTCGCGCACGTGCGCGTGCGTTCGCCGAACGCACGTGTGTTCGCCGAACGCACGTGTGGACTTAGTACACACCCACAATTTATTTCTCCAAGCTTGTCTCAAGCCTGAACTTCGGTGGCGGTATAGTATTACCCGCCACTTCGTTACACGTTACTTCGTTACCTCCATATGTCTGCCCGTACCTGGTGTTTCACTTACAACAATCCTACCGAGGACCACGAGGCTTTTATGGTACACCTCCAAACGTTCCCCAAGATTCGTGCCTGCGTGTTCCAAAAGGAACAAGGTGAGGCTGGAACCCCCCACTACCAAGGTTACATGGAACTCACGTCGGTACACCGACTCGCGGGCATGAAAAAAATAATCCCTACCGCCCATTTCGAGATACGCCGTGGCACACGGGACCAAGCCAAAGCGTATTGTCA